CTCACGGGCGCGGTCCTCACGGGCGCGGATTTCACGGGCGCGGTGGGCCTCGTCACCCCAGAGGAAGAGGCCGCCACGCTGGACGCTGCCGTTGCGGCTATCGCTCGGGAGCCTGCGCTGTGGGTCCAGACGTTGTGGCACGAGGACGGCTACGCTCCCGCGACTGCGCTCGAAGTCGGCGGCTGCGGATCGGCCCACTGCCTCGCTGGGTGGATACAAGCAGGGCTCCCCCTCGGTCACGAGCTTCGCCAGACGGACGCGCAAACGTGTGGGACGATGCTCGCACCCCGTGCGGCGGCAGCGGGTTGGTTCGCGGGTGAGGTTCACCCCGATCTACAGGCGCGCGTCGATGCGGCCAAGGAGGAACAGGTAGAGGTCGCGGGTCACGGCCACGCCTTGTAGGTCTTACCGTCGCTGGTCTTGAGTGCCTGCCCACACTTCGCCGCCGTCCGCCACGGCGCGCCCAATGAAACATGCACCCATCCAGGCTCCCGAATCACCTGCCCGTACTTGATGCCGCTGTTGACGATCCACACCATCACCTCGTCCAGCGACGCGCCGGGGCAGACGATGTCGGCGGCCTCACCCTTGGAGTGCTGCGACGTGGGCGAGCCTCCGACGGCCGCGTTGACCGCGGGGCCACGGAAGCCGGAGTTGACCTTCACCGGGCCGAAGCGGGCGCGGATGGGCTCAAGGATCGTGGTGCACAGCGCGGTGAGTGCCGGGATGTACGGGTGCGCCTCATTGGCGTTGCGCACCGCGAGGGCGGTCTGTCCGGTGCGAGTCATCTCGGCAAGGGTGAAGTGGAGGCTGAGGCTCACTTCTTCGCCCTCGCCTCTTTCGCCCAACGCCGCAACATGCCATCGACCATCCCAGCGGCGCCGGGGCGTAGGAGCTGGTCGCTGATGGCCTCGACCACGCCGCCGACGACGGGGATCAGATCGAACGCGAGCAGACGATCAAGCTCTGGGATGAGCAGTTCGATCGCCTCCCCGCGCTTGATGCGCTTGTCTTTGAGGGCGGCGAAGGTGTCGGGGATGGTCATAAGTGGGAGGCTACCACACCACCCGCAGCACCGCGAGCACCACCACCACCGATTGGCTAAGGTCCGGCGCCCCGGTGACCGATGAAAGAGCATGACCCGCTCCGACCTCCGCGCCTTACCCCTCGCCCAACTCGAAGCCCTCGCAGACGCCGCGCTTCGTGCCGGGTCGCTCCGATACGGATTGCCGGCCGCCAGAGCACGCGGGCTGCACCCTTCGCTGCTGGCTGAGATCGCGCTAATGGCCCCGTCGGCGGCTACGTCGACCGCGTGCCTCCCCCCGATACAGCGCCGTGGTGGGCCTACCTCGTCCTCGTAGCCGGTCCTACCGCTTTCGCCGGCTGGGCGGTGTGGGACGAGTACCGGCGGCAGGTGGAGGCCGCCGCTGCCCTCCACGCGCATCGCGAGGCCGCGCGCAAGCTGGACTCCATTGCCCCGCCGCAGCATGTCGTGATGATGGCAGCGCCCCCGCCGAAGCCGACGCCGGGGAGGCCACGGAGAGTCAGCCGATGACCGCCCTCGGCTGCGGACGGGCCGGCGCCGATCGGCGCATCGGTAGCACGGGCGACTCTTGCGGCGACAGCGCCCGGAGTCGCTCAATCACCCGCTCGGTCGTGGCCGCCGCGCTTGCGAGACATTCCGCCGCGCGAACCAGAGCCGGGTCGGTCATGGCGTCTCCACAGTCGGGACGGTAACCGGACCCGATGGGGCTGCGTCGGCCGCAGTTGTCAAAACCGCACCGCACCCGCGGAAGTTGGCGCCGGCACCGCCGCCAAGACCGAGCGCAACAAGGATCGGGCCGGCGTACTTCAGCGCGTTGACGATCCGCTCTGGGCTCAGGATTGCGGCCCACTTGCCAGCGTTCGCGGCCTGCGTCTCGTTAGCGAGTCGGATGCCGTCGTAGTGTGCCACCACGGGCCGCTCAATGTTGGCGAGCATCCTCCCGTGTTCATCTATCGCCGCGCGCTGATCCTCGGCTTGTTTCGCGCGCAGGTCGCCTTTCACGTCCAAAACGATCGTCGCCTCGCGGAGCGAGCCCAGGGCCTCGATCACGTCTCGCTGACCCTCGGCCAGCATGAGTTGGGCGGCAAGGAGTTGCCTGATGTCGACGCTGTCGCTCATATGGCGTTCTACCACACCCGGCGCCCTATGCCACCGTAACGACCGCTGTGGACCGCCACGCGATATTGACCGCCGCCGCGCCAGTGACCCGCACCCGGACAGTCGTGCCGCTGATGTTGAGGATCGCGTCCCATGCGACATTGTCCTCCCTCGCGGATAGCACCGTCGTTACGCCGATCTGGGTCACCGTGCCACCGCTGCGCCGAAAAGCGCCGACCATGACGTAGCCGGCGCCCTGGGTGTGATCGTCGCGGTGCGCGGCGACTGTCACCGTAACTACCGCCGTCTGGTTGTCGGCCATCTGGTAGAAGCCGCAGGTCGTCACGGTGGCATTGGTGGTTGATGCGACGCCACCAAACGCAGCCGAGGCCAGGGATTCTACCTTGCTGAAGGCGGCGGCGGACATGCTGCCGGCAGCGGCGGCCGTAGCCGCTGGAACGCCATCCAGCCGCACCTCGACGCCGGTGTCCTTTTTGGCGTAGATCAAACCATCCGCCGCCTTCTGGTACACCCAAAACGCACCCATGGGGGGCGTACTCACTGCCACCATGCGCGCGCCGGCCAGCGTCTGAATCGCCGCCGCCGCGCGCTTCAGAGTGTCCCGCAGCGGGCTCATGATTCAAACTCCTCATGTGTGCCGGGGTAGGCGAGAACGCGAACCTGGACAGTATTGCGGCTCCAATCTGGCGACACCTGAGACACCCAACACCGGCGAGGCGGGTATGCAAACCGGAGGCCGGCGCGCGTCGTCCCGAAGTACACCACATCGCCCGGCGTGAGCTGGGCCAAGCGCATTCCGGCGGCGGTGAAGGTGACCGCCTCGGGCACTCGTCGGGCCATCAAGGCGAGCCGGTTGATCATCTCCGTCCGGACCTCGCTTTCGTTGGCGCGGACCAGGTCGCTCACGTCGTACTCGATGAGGCGCGCTGCCGGAAGAGTCGCCGCATAGTATCCGTCATCGGTGGCCGATGTCGTGGTGGTGCCGCTTTGCGTCGTCACCGCCACCAGTAGATACTCGACCCCGTACTCAGACGCCCACGCCTCGACATTGATCGATCCCCAGCCGGCGACGATGTCATCATCGGTGATGGTGAGGTCCAAGAGCGGCGGATCGCCGAGGGTGATCAGTGGGGATGTGGCGGCGCGGATTGTCAGAAGCCCATGCCGGGTGGTCAAGAACATCCCGGCACGGCTGAGGATCCCGGTAAGCCACGACCCCGGCGCATCCTGGATCGTCTCGGACACCACTCCCCATAGGTATGTTCCAGTTGCGACCCCGACGATCGCCTTCCATCTCTCCACGTCCTCCACGTCTACGAGAGTCTGACGGATAGCCAGGCCCCATCGGTAATCATATGTGGAGAATGCGCCGTTTCCAAGCTCCGAATGAGACAGCAATACGCGGCGGGCGATGTCCAGAGGATGGCCGTTCAGGTAGACTACGCCCGCCACCGCATCCCCGACGACATAGGCCGCCGCCGTGCTCCCGAGCGCAGCGCGGGTGCATCCCGTGAACGTGGTAGCCGTGGTGCCGGTGAATAGGATGTACTCGCTGGCGATCTTGATCAGACCGAGGCCAGAGCCGTTTTGGTCCCAAACCCAGTTGGCGGTGCTGGTCACCGTCAGCGTCACGTCACCCGCGGCAGCGTTTACCGTGAGTGTGGTTGCCCCCATTCCGCTAAATAGCTCCAGCGTGGTCTTGGACATGCGCCCGTCGATCGCCTGTATCGGGTCGCGCAATTCCAGCGTGTAAGACGGGGCGGTGCCCGTAAGGCTCCACACCTGACCCCAGAAGATCACCTCATCGGGCACGGGTGGCCGCACATTCGGGCGGCCGAGGCTTACCCGGCATACCGACCCGCGCGCGATGTGCTGCATGGCTGTGGACAAGTCGCCCACCAGCTGGATCGAGCACGCGCCGATGGTAGAACTCCACGATACCGGCGTCACCCGCGCGCCCGATATACGAGGCGGTCCTGCAATCAGCACCTCATCGCCGTAGCCGGCGCAGCTCGACATAGTGTATCCGTCGGCGCCGGGCTCGGAGTTGGATTGGTAGACCTCAACCAGCCACACCTCGGCGGCGCGGTCGCGCTCAAGGTACGCAAGCAGTCCAGGGGACCAGGCCATTACCCCAGCCTCGCGCCGTGCATGTCTAGAATGCGGGTGCTTTTTTTGTACCAGGTGCTGAGGCTGCTCTGGAGAGAGGTACTTGATCCGTTCGCGCCCGTGATGCCCGACAGGCCAAAATGAACCTCGGCATCCGTGTCGTAGCCGGCGCGGATGATGTCTGGGATGATCTCCAACTCCACGTCGAGCGTCCAACTGAGTCGCCGCTCGGTGGTGACGATCGGGCGTCCGATTCGGTCGTCCGGCATCCGCAGGGCTGGGTAGAAGTCGCGGTGCCTCACGATGATCGGCCCGGCGAAGGACCGCAGGATGGTCTCGCCGTTGAGGGTGACGTAGCCGGTTGTGGAGCTGACCGACGAGATCGCGTGCATCTCGATCTCGCCCTCCGGCGGCGCGGACTCGATGGCCACTTCGTCGCCGCTTGCAAGGGCGGCGGCCGACTCCCATGCCGTAAACGCACCCGCGCCAGCTACTATGTAGGTGAAGCCCCGGAAGGTGGAGCCGCCGAACGCCGCCCATGCCTTGGTATGCTCGCGGGCAAACCCAACCGGGAGGCCGCGGTGCAGGTGGTCCTCAAGCTGGCGCAGGTCGCGCACGTTGCCGGCGCTGAGTCCGCGCTCAAGCACGATCCGCACCCGGGTATCGCTCAGCCATGTCGCGTTGGCCGAAGACCCATCGCCGCGTTTGACGCTCACGCGGTTGGGGTCGCGCGTTTCGTGCAACTCGGTCAGCGGTTTGGCGAGCGCGATTGTGGACAGGCTGCCGTCGTCGTCGGGATACCAATAGAACTTGGCGCTCATAGTGCGTAGCCTCGGCCGCGAAGCCCTCCAAACGTGTCACTCAGGGAGTCGGCGTCGATCTCGATGTAGACCTTCCCGCCGCGCCCGACCATGCGGCCTGAGCCCGAGCCTGACGACGAGCCGCTGGCCTCGCGCTGGGTGCGGGACGCGGTGTCAACCCGCTCGCCGCGGTGGAGCATGTAGAGGCCGGTCTTGTCGACGTAGTCGGCGCCGTCGGCATGGGAGCCCTTCCTCACGCCGACACCTATGTAATAAGTCTGTCCGTTGGCCGCCGTCCAAACGTCGGGCGATGCCTGTGGCATTTGCTTGGTAGCGTCAAACAGATTTTCAAACCCCTTGGCAAAGCCATCTAATAGCGCCTCGCCAGCCTTGACCCAAGTGTCGGGATCAAAAAGCACCTCGAAGAAGGTCACCACAAGACCGGGGCGCGCGACCAGGAACTCCTCAAAAACCGCGCCCACGATCGCCCCAACCGATCCGGCGATGGCCTCCAAGATTCTTGGAATTTGCTTGATCGACTCATCGACAAATGTGGTCAGAGCGCCGACCATGAGATCGCCGCGACCCAGCTCCTTGACGATAAAATCGCCGAATGCCTTGGGCGCCGTTTCAAGTCCCTTGCGGAAGTCCTGAACAAAGTCCCCTATCCGCTTCAGTGTCTCATCCAGGTTGGCAATCGCCTCCATGACGGCTATCACAATCCCGATCCGCGGATCGATCTTTGCGAGGGCGCCCATCGGGTCTTGCATGGCGCCGACGACTGTGCCGGCTTGATTTAGGGCGGCGATCTCTTGGGCGCGCCTGGCATCACGTCCGGCCTTCTCGCTGGAATCGGCCCACGACGCCGCGGCGGCTGCCACCTCCGCGGCGCTTTCGGCCTCCATCTCCGCAACAAGTACGCGCTCCCGAAGGTAGTCGGCGCCAGCCTTGGCCGCCGCGTTGCCAGATTCGGCGAGCTTCTCCTTGGCATACTCCTCCCGCCACTTCTCATGGGCCGCGGTCTGCTCCTTGATCGCGTCGGCGTGCTTCTTGGCATTGTCGATCGCGATCCGGTCGGCCTTCTCCTTGCGCTCTTCAGCCTTGCGCGCCTCTTCGGTCGCCTTGGCCTCAGCCTTTCGGGCGTCGGTGGTCTCGTACACCACGCCGGTGTGCTCGGCTTCGATCGCGTTGAGGCCCTCGATGACCCCCATCGCCTCCCGGCCCGCCGAGGTGAAGCCGGCGTAGTGGTCGACGGCGACGCTCAGGAACCCCGGCAGCAGCCCGAGGTAGTGCTGCTGCCGCTCCATCGTGTCGATCGACGCCTCGGCCGCCTGCCGCTCCTTCTCCTGGGTTTTCGCGAAGTCAGCGACCGCCCTGTCGCGCGCCTCCTCCAGCGTCGCGAGCTTGCCCTGCGCCTCGGTGAGCGATCCCGTGGCGACCAGTTGCGCGGTCTGGGCGTCGGTGAGGCTGCGCGTGGCGGCGGTCAGGTCGTCCCCGTGCTCGGCCAGGAAAGCCATCCGCGCGGCGGCCTCGTCGGATTCGCGCTGCATCACCACCAAGGCGCCGATAAAGGGGGCCGCCGCGGCGACGGCCGCGCCCAAGGCCACGCCCATGAGGCCGGCGCTGATGCCCAGCCCGGCCGCAGCCGTGGTGCTCGCGCTGGTCAGCCCCGCGATGCTCGACGCCGTTGCGCCCAGCTCAGGGCTCACCCGGGAGAGGATGCCGCCCAGCGGCCCCATCGCGGCGCCCAGCTTGCCGATGCCCGCACCGGCGGTCGCGGAGTCCGTGGCGAGCCGGCGCGTCGACACGGAGGCGGCGGCGGCAGGCCCCGATACCTGGTTGGTGAGCTTGAGTATCCACTCGACAACGTTGCTACCCATTGAGCACCACCACGCCCATCGCCCCGGCTCGCTTCGCGTTGGCGGCGTTCTCCTCGTTGCGAAGGTTGAGGCAGGTGATCGACATGCTCAACTCCTCCGGCGTCAGCCGCAGCACTTCGTGGGGCCACTTGCCATAGCGATGGGCGATGGCATCGATCAACAGCACTTGGTCAGGGCTCTCGCAGAAAGGTGCGGATGCGGGCCGCCGCATCGCCCCCGTCGGTAGACAGGGTCCAGATCGCGCGGGACAGCTCCGCGACCACTGGGGCCGGGAGCGCGCCGACCCACAGCGACTCCCCCACGGGGTCGGACGCGACGATGCGCACCTCCCGCCAGGCGCCGTCCTTGAGTACGGCCACGACCCCAGCGCACACCAGCTGCTCGTCCTTCGCCGCCGCGTCAGCCATCCGCTCCGGGGTCAAGGACTCGCGCTGGCGGCGCAGCTCGATGGCGGCGCGGGCGGGCGCCTGCTCAGCCTCGGGGCGGGTGGCGATCGACTGCTGCTCAACGATGTCCTCCTCGGTCGGCATCCGCACATGCAGGATGTGGTAGCGAAGGTCGCGGATCATGTCCGAGCGCACGGCCCGAATCTTCCACTTGACCCCAGCGACCTCGACCGCGCCGTCCGACAGCGCGGCGAGCATGTCGAGCACATCGCTCATGACAGCGCCGTGGTGGCGATGGCGTTGGTGAGCACGATCGATACGCCGCTTTCCGAGGATCCCGAGTACGCACGCCAGGACACCTTGGCCTTGATGGGGCCGGCATCGCCCAGGGCGTCGTCGTAGGCGGTGATCTTGACGTTGTGTGCGGTGATCGCCAACGATCGCGGGGTGTCGGTGAACGTCAGGGTTAGGTCGCCCTGTACCGCCGCGATGAAGTCGGCGTAGAGTTGTTGGCTGCGGAGATAGACTTCAGCCTCCACCATCACCTCCGCGAACGCGCCGATCGGCGGCTCGGTGATCGTCAGCGACCCCAGTTCCTGGATATCGACCACCTGCTTGTTGGACACCTTGAGCTTGAACGATGCCAGTGTGTAGTTGTTGCCGCCGAAGCCAAGTTGCCCAGCGTGACGATGCAGGATCGGGTAGAGCGTCCCGATCGCCGGGATGCTGCCGGCCGCGGCCCGCGTCCCACCGGTCTTGCCGACCCACGAGGACCGAATCTCCACCGCCTTGCCCGGCGAGGCCGACAGCTCGAAGTCGGTCGTGACGAGGCCATAGAACTCCTCGGTAATGTCGGCGGCGCCGTTCTCCATCCCGCGCACCAGCTCGGCCGACAGCGACGGGGGAGCCGCGTCGCTCAGCGTGAGCGTGTGGGTGTAGGGGCCAGCGCCAGCGTCAACCGTGGACCCGAGCGCGCACTGGAGCAGGAAGCCCAGGGCGCCCGCTTGGTAGCAGGCGGTGACGCTCGTATCGCCCTTGACCGTCTCGATCGCCTGGAACGAGTCGGCGAGCGCGCGGCCGGTGCCGGTGGTGCCCATGAGGTGCTGGAGCGCAACGTCCTCGACGTGCCGCTGGAGCGACGTGCTGAGGAGGTGCGTCGTGATCGTGCGGGCGACTTCTGTGCCCCATGTCGTTTCGATGCCGAGGGCCAGGCGAGAGCCGCGGCCGGTACGAATTGCTGTGCCCATGATTGCTCCTATGCTTCGTCGAGGTCACGCACCCGCAGCCAAGCGCGGGGGCCGAGGATCAGCCCCTCCACGGTCCTGACGAGGGCGACGATGGTGTAGTCATTTGCATCTGTACCAGCGAGCACACGCACTCGCACATACCGACCCGAGTAGAACCGGGTCGCGGTGGCGCTGATCATCCCCGCCTGTGCGGCGGCGGCCAAGTTGACATGGTACGTCACATAATCGATCTCATCGCAGTCGAAGTGCTCCGCAAACGGCCGCACCCGGCGAGGAAGTTGGGGGCCGAGGTCGAACCACACGTCGCGGGTCTCATCGGACCCCTTTGCGATCTGCTTTCGAGGGCGCGACTCGTTGGGGCGGGCGATGTCAGCGCGCATGAAATCCGCGCCGGCAGGGCCACACGTCTCGATGTATCCGGTCTTGGCGGCGGCGATGGTCGTGGCCGCTACGCCGGTCGCCGCGCCTGAGGCGTTCCAGTAAATGAATATCTGGAGCATCCCGGCGTCCGGTGCAACGTACCCATCTACCGATATCGTGCCCGTCCGCGCCGTCTTGTCGAACGACGCCAGCGAATACACCAGCTTTGTGCTGCCGTCTCCATCGGACACCCGTATCTCGCTGCCGGGCGTGTCGATCTCGCTCCAGAAGTCGTCCCATGCCGTCGGCAGCGTAAACGTAATGTCGATGGCGCCGCCGGCGCCGGCGGTGTTGTCGACCGACACCGACGCGCGGCGACGCCAGGAGTAGGCGCCCGACTCGCGATACCAGCCCATTAGACGCCTCCTTGTGGGTCTGCCCACCAGTAGGCCACGATCTCAACGTATGCCACGCCGATGCTCGGTGCCCCCCAGCCTGAGCCGGTGAAGGTGCGAGCCTGGACAACCAGATCGATCACGAGGTTGCCGAGCGAGCGGTCGGCCTCGATGGCGTAGCAGATATCGTCCACGAGCGACAGCGTAGCCCGCTTGCGGCTCTTGGGGGTGTCGGCCGCCGCTGGGACGAATCCATACACCTGAATCACCAACTCGCGACGGAAGCGGCCCAACTCGGGCGCCTGCTCGCTGGTCATGGACCCGGTGTCAACGAAGGCGCAGATGGTCGTCAACACGTCCGACTGATCGGGCGGGTCACCCTCGATCACGGCACCCGATGCGCTCAGGTTGTTGGTGTACGCCCCGGCTCCGTTGATGCCGGCGAGGGCGGACAGTACCGCGTCGATGATGTCTCCGGTGGTGCTCATGGCGCACCAGATGGGGCGGGAGAACTGGGCACCAACAGGCGGGCGATGTTCGCCGTCATGCGATCACCGAAAGCGGCGAACGCTGGGCGCGTGCCGTCGCGGACGAAATAACGGCCCTGGATGGTGACCTGCCGGCGCAGAATGAACCACGTCTCCATGCGGGCGTTCTTGCCCCTGCCCTTAGACTTGCCGAGCACCGCACCGCCGCCTGCGGTCGGAATGAACGACAGACCAGGCACATCGCGTGCGGACGCATACCGCGCCACGCCTGCGCCGGTGAGGGCTGGGCCGACGGGGATGGCTAGGAACTTACCCTTGACCGGGCGGACGGTGCCGCCGTACTCTTGGAGGGCCGCATAGCGAAGCTCGCCCCGCTTGCCCTGCCCGCCGCCTGCGCTGACATGCAGTTCAGGAAGGGCGGCGACCTCCTCGACACGGAAGGCCGGAGACCGCTGGAGAAAGCCCGACCGAACGCGTAGGCGCTGATTGATGAGGCCCTGGGTTGCGCCTTGAGCCGACAGCCCGGTGATGATCATCTCCTTTCGGAGCAAGGCGGCGAGCGCCTTTCCCTGCCCGAGCGCCTCCAGCTTGGCGGCGAACTGCTGCACGGTGATGCTCATAGCAACGACCCCGGCAGCAGGAACGGGCCAAGCAGTTCGGCCACCTCTTTCGGCAGGCCGCGCTCCAACTCCACGGATGCGCCGTCGGCCGTGCTCTGGCGCTCGACTCCAGTGGAGGAGCGCCGCTTGTGGTACGTCGCGACCAGCAGACAGATCGCGTGGGCGAGGTTGGCTGGCGCGGATGTGAAGCCTGCGGTAACCGTCGCCTTGACGCTCTTACGGGCGCGGTTCCATCCGCCGTGGGCGGCGGTCTCCTTGAGGACGATGAGCCCGTGGTCACCGTCCAAGAGCGTGTAGTCGGCCGAGGCCACCAGCGAGGCGGCGGCCCATGTCCATGCAGGGTCATCGTAGATCGAGGTGATGGCGGTAACCGGCCACACGTCGATCACCAGCTCTTTGCCGCCGGGGCCGTCAAGGTAGCGCGTATACGCGGACGAGTCGAGGGTAGGGGCGGTGCCGACCGTGACCGGTGGGTATCCGCAGTTTTCGGCGATGACCGCCTCGGCCCGTGCGATCATCGTCGTGAGGGTAGAATCTTCTGACGTGGACGCGGCCAGCACGTGCGGTAGGTACACCTTGACCTGTGCGACGGTGACCAGCGCCATCTCACTTCCTCCGCGGCGAGCGAATCATTCGATCGGTGGGCGGCGCGTCCAAGGATGGGGCCACCACAGAGGGTAAAGCGACAGCCTCGAACACGCCCGGAAAGGTGTCCAACAGGTACGCCACCGACTCGGTCGGAATGTCACGTACCTCGCCACGCTGCCAAAGCTCCAAGAGCCCCGGCAGCGTCCCGCGGTAGTGCGACATCCCGACGAGCCGAAGCATTACTGCCGGATGTGGGTGAACTTGGTGATCACCTTGAAGTCGAAAGCGGGGCCGGTGCCGGCTTCCGTGATCGCGACCTTGATGACGCCGCCCGATGCGATCTCCAACGCGGTTCCAACCGCAGAGCCGCCGAGGGTCATCTCGATCGCGGTGCCGATGACCATCGCCGCGCCGCCGGTGATCTGGGTCGTCTGCGTCGCAAGCGTGGTTACGCCCTTGGTGATCGTGACCGTGATGTAGTTGGTATCGTTGGCCGTGATTGCCACGTTCGGCATGATCGTGAACCCGGAGACGCGGCCGACGCCGTCGAGTGGGTTGACGAGGTATTCAACGGCGGTTCCATCGGCTGCGCCGGTGACCTTGACGGAAACGGGGAGACTATTGAGCATGATGTGACTCCGAAAGGCTGTGGGAAGGGGGGTGCCGGGCGACCTTTCAGCCGCCCGGCTGCTCGTTAGAGCATGTTGTAGGCGTAGGCAACGGTCTTCTGGCTGGACAGTGTCCGCCAGGTGCGGCGAAGGGTGCCGACGATGTTGTAGGCACCGCGGGTGATGTCCTTCTCAGTCTCGACCAGGGCGGCCCTGGTCTGGTAGTGGTTGAATCCAGAGCGGTCCACCGCAAGCAGGCCGGAGAGGGCGCCGCTGCCGGTGTAGAGGCCGGATGCGGCGAGGTCCGCCGACACCCAGCGCGACACGAAGAGCGGGTGACCGCCGATCGCGGCGAGCTGGCCGGTGATCCAGGTGGCCAAGGGGCCGGCCTTGTCCACGGTGAGCACGTTGCTGTCGACCAGGAGCTTCTTGTAGAGCACCTCGGGGGAGGTGATCAACGCGATGTCGGAGGCGGCGCGCTCACCGAGTAGCGACACGACCGAGCCCATGACGCCCGCCACGGTCTGCGACGCGGTGAGGTCCACCGTTGCCGAGCCGTCCACCGCGAGGCGACGCATTCCCTTGAATCCGCGGCGGTGGTCAGCCGCGCCGCCGAGGCCAGTGGACCCCCACCGGCTGCGGATGTTCCACGAGCTGATGGTGTCCTCGTGGGTAGCGGTGCTGTCGCCGTTGACCATGCAATCCTCGTAGGCGTCGGCCACCGCGCGGCCCATGCGCTTCTGGATTTCAGGAAGCAGCGGGAAGATGCTGTCTTCCGTCGCGGCGTCATCGATCACGGAGCGAACCGCAAAGCCGACCGTCTCGATCGTGGTGTTCGCGCTGACGGCGTCAGAGGCGGTGTACTGGCTGGGGTCGTTGGTGGTGACCTTGCCCTTCAGGTAGGGGCGGAAGGTGTCGGTGATGCTCGGGATGAGCATCGGCCCGGCGATGTTGATCGTCGGGAAGAGGGCCGCGATGCCGTTGGGCGTGTAGAAGTCCTCGAACAAGGTCGAGACCGGAACGTCGGGGATCCACTCCGCGCCGGTGTTGGCGGTGTCGCTGATCGACTTGACGATCGTGGCTTCGATTGCTTTGCGGAAGCCGTTGGCGGTGGGGGCCTTCGCCGCGTGGGCAAGGATCATCGCGTCGATCTTCGGGGTCGCGCGGCCGGTCGCCATGCGGAACATGGTACGGCCAAGCGCCAGGCGCTTGAACTGGGCGTCCCATTCGGTGACGGGGGCGCCGTCCAACAGGCCCTCGACTTCGATGTCCACCGGCTGACCGGCGAACTCGCTGCGAACCGTGCCGGCGCGGAGGCGCACTTGGCCAGCCACCATCGTGCGCTCAAGGAGCTGGGCGGTGTTGCCAGTCGCGGGGGTCTCGCGGGCGGTGCTGAAGGCGTTTCGCTCCTCGATGACGCGGAGGCGGTTACCAAAGTCGGCGGCGGCGGCCTCGTGCTTGGTCGCGGCGTCTTGGCCCTTGGCGATGTCGGAGGCGACAGATCGGAACTGGGCGACCAGCTCGGCGGGGGTGTTGACGTTGATGTCCATGATGGTGTTCCTCAGTGGTTCGGGAAGAGATGCGTGAGCCCGTCAGCCGGGGGCGCTTCGGGGAAGAGGTGAGAGAGCGGTTCTGCCTCCGCGAGTTGATCGCGGAGCAGGGCGCGGAGAGTGGGGTCGGACGCGATCAAGTCGAGCACATGACCGGCGAGGGCGGCAGGGTCGGGCATGAGGCGGGCGGACTTGACGGCGAGGGCTTCGGGGTTGGCGGGCACCGCAACAATCGAGACCTCAAGAAGCTCGCAGTCGTAGTACACCGCGCCGTAACCGTCTGCCTTGCGGGCGTCGCCGTCGGGAAGGTCGCGGCGCATCGCCATCCGACCCGGCCGGAAGCCGACCGACACCGCCGTCAGGATGCCATCCTCGACATCGTTCATCACGTCCTGAGCGTGACCCTTACGGCTCCACTTCACCACGTCGAGCACCAGGCCGACGCCGTCGACCACGCGCACTTCGCCGCGCCCAACGACGCAGCGGGCCTCATACTCATGGTCGACCAAGACGACGGGGTTAGCGTTGTAGTTGTCGAGCTTCCAGGTGGCTTGATCCACGATGTCGTCGCAGCGGTCAACGATGTCGGTCGACGCTACGAACAACTGGCGCTCAACGCCATTTATCTGGAGGGTCGCACGGGTGGCGCGCGACACGCCGCGGGTGATGGGCTCGGGGATGATCATGCAGCCTCAACGATAGGAACGGTGGTGCAGCGACAGTTGCAGACGAGCGCCGCCTCGGCGAACTCGCCAGGCCCGTTAGCCTTCGCGCCCGTGTGAGCGCCCGACTCGATGACGAACGCTTCGCCGGTTTCGCGGGTCTGCCCGTCGAGAATGTCGTGCGCCTCTCGGACCGATCCATCTCGGGCGGATAGCCACTGCTTCCGCACGTTGACGCCCTCGGTCGTCGCGTAGTGGTTGTATGCGGCGACGTGCCCGGCACTGAGCGAGCGGGTGGCCTCGGTGCGGGCGATGAGCAGCGCGCGGGATGGGCCGAAACTGGGCACAGCCTGAATGCGGCGCTGAAGGTCGTTGGCCGTTTCGCCGGCCGCGATGCCCTGCTGAACCGCGAGGCGGATCGCCGCCTTCGTGGTTGGGTCTACCTGCGTGACCATCTCGGCCAGGCGCGCCTCGGTCAGCACGTCGGCCGTGCTTGAGTCCATCGCCCAGCCTTTGCCAAGCTGGGAGGCTCCAGACCGGAAGCCAGCACGGATCGTGGACTCCAACGCCGCGCGAACGCCGTCGCCGAACAGTTGCGCCTCCTCGGGGGGGAACAAGAGGTTGACGATATCGGCCGCGAGGTCTTTGCGGATCGCGAGGGTGCCGCTGATTCCGAGATTGATCGGCATCTCATCCAGGCGGGCGATTACCCGTGCCTTCTGCGCTCGAAGTGAGGCCTGCGTGCTGCGTGCCAGCTTGATTTCGGCGGGGGTATGCACCGCCTTGATCCAGCCGTTCCACAACAGCGCGCGCTCCTTGGTGTCGGTGGGGACCACCAGCGCGGGCGGGTCGGCCATCGGCGGCGGGTCGGCGGCGCGGAAGAGGTGAAGGATGCCGCCCTGGTTCCGCACCGACGAGGCCCACAGCGAGCGTACCCACAGCGCGGCGAGCGCCTTGGGTGCGTCAGGCGGCGGCGGGGCGGCGATGGTGCCCGCAACGAGTCGTCGGGCATCCGCCTCAGAGATCGTCGGGAACGCGACCATGATCAGCGCGACCGCGCCGTCTGTCGTGAGCCGGCCTTCAGAGAGGGCGGTGAGGATTTCGAGCAGGCTGGCGATCTGCGCGCCGTTGAGCGCGGTGTCGGCCACGGCCGCCGTACCCGGTGCCGCGAGGGGTGCGCCCGTGGCCACATCCTCAATCACCAGCGGCGCGTCGGCAAAGCCCTCATACGCTGCCGCCGCGGCCGGGTCTGCGCCGAGCATGACCCAGCCGGTGACGCGGTTTAGCCGTGCGTCGCGCGACTCTTGGAGCGCGGCCACGCCGCTAAAGTCATGCACCAGGGTCAGCGACGGGTCGAACATCCGCGCAATCCGGGTCAGCGCGTGGTCAAGGCGCGCGGCCTTCGCCTTGAGCGTCTGCCAGTAGATCGCATCTTGCTGTTGAGCCGTGGCGTAGTTGGCAGTCGGCAGGCCCACGCGAGTCGGCGGCACGCCAAACACGGCCAAAACCTCGTCGCGGGTGAGCAATCGCTGCTCCTTGAACTCCAGGTCGCGCGGTGTCCAGCCCTGGAACTCGGCCTTGATGTGGCTCGACAGGACCAGCGCGGCCTTCCCCGACTCGCTGAATCGTCCATACTCGGCCGCGATCTCCTCGCGCTGCGGCTTGGTGAGTATCAGCGACTCGGAGCCGGGCGATATGACTACATCGGGCCGGCCTCGCTTGGCGCCCTTCGCCGCCATGTCAGCCGCGGCCCGTTCGCTCAGCAGCCCCGACTTGAGCGCCGAGATCGCGCCCTCGCCCACCTGAGCCATATCGCCCGACATCCACGACGGCATCCGCACCAAGGCGACCGACCCTGATGCGTAGTAGTGCATCCCGCCCACGATAGGCTGATACTCCACACCGGCGAACGATCCAGCCTCGTCGCTAATGATGCGGCACCGCTCAGGGTGCAGGAGCTTGAGCGATGTCGGCTTGCCAGGTGCGCCCACAAGGAGCACCGGCACCCATCCGACCGGGAGTAGGTACGTCCATAGCTGCGACTCCCAATCCACCCGATCCATGTCGCTGGTCGGGTTGGCCAGCAGATCGAGGACCGGGTGCGCGTCGATCACCTTGGCGCTTGGGCCAGTGCCGCGCGTCAGGCGCAACGGCAAGCCGCTCAAGTCCTCCCCGATCGCGGTGACGCACGCGCGAACCCAGGGAAACGTCGCATAGGCCGCCATCGCCGCCGGGATGCTGAATGTCGCCGACTGCGGCGAGGTGGTCGCGGCGCCCATCGGGAGCGCCTTGGGCTCCTCCCACCGATAGCCCATAGCCTTGAGGACTCCACCGGAGACATCACGCCAGGACGGAAGAGACCATGCCACGCGCTACCGTGTCACGTCTGCGCCAAGTTGTCAAGCGGCCTAACTTGATGCGCCGATATCCGCGGAGCGTGCGAAACCGAAGCACAGGTAGCGAGCGGCGTCCATCGCGTGGTCGTTGGCCTTCAGTGGCATGTCTGGAGCGTCCCGCTGTCCCTGTCGCGGTGCCCAGACGTAGCCCTCGATCTCGCGCACCATCGGCATGGTCTCACCGTCGTGAAGCAGCATGTGTGCGCGGCCGTTGGCGTCGGGCTCCAGGCGGGACGCCATGGCGTTAATGCCCGGCCTCACGTCCTTGATCGCCGCGGCGTTGGCGATCCCCGCTTGCGCGAGTTGCATCCGGCCGTTCTTTTCTTCGGGGTCGGCCCACACCATCTCGGGCCACCCGTGCCGATCGAACATGGTCGAGAGCGCGGCGGCGTGGCGGTCCCAGGTCCAGCCGGCTTGATAGTGGACGGCGAGGATGTGCAAGGTGTCGTCAGCCGGATCGACCGCGCCAAGCACGCACGCGAACGGGTTGGCCGTGCCGAAGTCGATCCCAGCGTAGCGCACCCACTCCGGCGGCGGTGTGAACGCTGGAACCAGATGGATCGCGCGACTAAATGACTCGTAGACCCGCCCCTCCAGCGCAACGAACTTGCCCGACTCGCGGGCGGCGCGCTCGTGCTTGCCGTATCGAGCCATCCGCATCGCCCGGCCGTCTTGGTCGAGGTAGGGATTGTCTCGCCCGTCGACCTCGGCGTACCGATAGCCAGGCGCGGGCGCGGCTTGGAAGTCGTCGTACACATACGTCATGCCCTTGAGCGGGGTCATACTGAGCAGTAGGTAGCAGCCCCGCCACGGGCGGCGGCCGAGACGCATCAGGCACTCGCCGAATACGTCGCTGTCGTGTTCTTCATCGAGGATGATCACATCATATTCGTCCGCTTGATACGCCCGCCTTCCTTGGTCGTTGGACTTGAATACGATCGCGCCGCCGTTGGCCTTGCTGCTCGGCACTCTGACCTCGGCCTCGCCGTCTCCCATCTCGTTCCTCCAGCGGCAGTCAGCCGGCAGCAGGTGGCGCACCTTCTCGCGGAGCACCTTGCGGCTGTCGTTGCTGGTGAGGGCCGAGAAGAGCACCCGGCCGGGGTAGGGCGGCACGGTGTCGGCGGGGAGGTGGTTCGCAGCTAACCAACGCACGACCGCCGGATCGTGACGCCCCAGCATGGACGCCACCGCGACCTCTGCTGCCGCTTGCGTCTTGCCCGATCCGTTGCCGCCGAGCAAGGCGAACGCGGTGGAGCCGGCGATCTGTTGGATCGCGCCGCGTTGCGAGTAAGCGCGCGGGCGCTCGCTCTCCCACAGTCGCGCATAGGCCAGCGGCGACACGCTGCGGCGTGCGCGTAGTTCCGTCGCGCTCCGTGCCGCGGATGACAGGCTCATACGCTCGCCCGAAGTCCTGCCGCGAGATCGTGGCGGCCGGTGCGCTCGGCGATGGCGGCAGCCTCGCGCATCACGTCGAGCTCCATCGCGGCATCACTGATCTGCTCGGCTTCCGACGTGGCGGCGGCGGCGCGCACGATCCCGCCGAACACATCCAGGCGATCTGTCACCGCCGCGATCACCTTGGCGCAATCGCTGATCGTAGCGTCGCCCTTCTTCAACTCCTTGATCATCGTCGCCAGCGCGAGCTTCACCGCTCCCTGCGCCAGTTTCTCGACATCGAGCGGCATCGCGATCTTCGCGTCCACCGGCGGGGGGAGGATCGTCAGGATCGGCCGGTCGGGGGCGCGCACGGGTGCGCCCTTTCGGGCGGTGTGCACCCACTGGTAGATGCGGTTCGCGGGGATGCCGAAGTGCCGCGAGGCGGCGGCGGCGCTTGCGTGGTTCTCGGCCATCCAGGTCAGGACGGTGGCGCTGTCGGCGTCAGCCATCGAGCGCGCC